ATTGATCTTCTTTATCCAGTTCTTGTCACGCAACATACTCTTTAAGTCTTCCCACACAATCTGTTTAGCCATACGATAACTTGGTGCTACATACATTACTTTGGTGTTGGGTTTAGAGGCATGTTTGGCTAGTGAGGCAATACTTGCGTATGTTTTACCGAATCGTCTACCACTTACTACTACCTTGAAACGGGCAGGATGATTGAGAATCTCTTTTTGTGGTGGTGTTAACTTCATCTACATATCTCTATAAAGGGAAGAGCAACAGCACGGTCTTAACAACATAATTTTAGGAGAACTATATAGTTGTGCTGTTACTCTTCTTTATTCTTCAATCCATGGTAGCGGTGTATTACCTTCTTGTGCTACTGGATCGTTAACTAAGCCTAGCCAATTTTTTGCTAGGAATATCTGTATTGCAGGGTTATGCTTTTGTATTGCGTTCTCAAGCATAGCCTCCATTAATCTGTGTTTGGTTACTTCTCTGGCTTTTTCTACTTCATAACGAAAGTTGTTGATGAATGTGTTCTCTTTTACACCAAAGAACTTTGCCATATCATTGTATGAACAATGTAACATAGCAAGTCTACGCACTTGTTCTATGTCAATGACCTGTCGGTTATCCCCGCGACCAATTGCGATACCTCTGACTATCTTGTCTTCGTATTTGCGTTGTGGTTGTTCTTTGTATGCATCTCGTTCTGCATCTGGGCAATCGATGTATATTTCTTTTTGTTCGATTTCCCTTGAACTTGGGGTAGATTTATCCTCAGTCATTGTTATTCCTGTATAATCACTGTTATCGCCAGTGTGTGCGTATTTGCAGTATTATTTATCAGAACTGTGATATTTTGTTTGTTTCCAGCCGTGTACATGACTCTTTGTGTATGTTTTACGGCTTTGTCTAGGATCTATAATGGTTAATTCGTCAGTGAGAGGATTAACATAGAATGTTGCTTGTTCTGTGGCTGTCATATCAGCGAATCTCTTCAACATATCTGTGATATAACTAGGCCTTTGATCATTTGGCACATGTATCCATTTGAATATGAATGCTTCTAGATGTGTTTGATTGAGTCTAGGATCAAGTAATTTTGTTTTTTGTTTTGTAGTTAAGTCTGCTATCATACTACTACTTATAGTAGTGTTTAATTTTACTGTGGTTTATGTGGTTACATACATCACCTAAAGGCGATAACCTCTGCATGTTCTACACTCACTTTCGTTCGCTCGAACCTTTGAAGTTAAGTATTTAAAAAAGAATTATTATTACTTTCTGTAGATGGAACTTCAGTCAGACGGAACCTATTACGGTTCCATCCTCTTTCTGTGAGTGTATACTATACAGCCATAGACATTTGGAAACAGGTATTTTGTTTATACACCGTGCAATGGGCTCTGACCTTTCCCAACCTGCGACGACTCTAGGATATGCCTCGTTCCTCACTTGCATATCTTTTTATGCACATATGGTGTTTGCGACCTAACAGAATAAAGTCTATATTACTACATTGAGCAGGAGTGTGCTTGTAGTTCTATTTTACGGGTGCGGGTACCAAAATCGCCGCCTTTATCCCCAATCAAAAAATTCTTTCCGGTGATCAGCCTTATGTTCTGTTTGTAAAGGGTTCTGTGTTTCTTGTTCTAGTGCTAGTTCTAATAACTCTTTGCGCCAACCTTTAGGTGGTGGCCATGGTATGCCCCATTTTTGCAATTGAGCCTTAGTATGCTTTGCCTTGAGTATTTCTTGCCTTGTGATAGTTGCCATGTTTGCCTTAATGTAATTCTATTTATACTTTTTTGTGTTTTTTTGTAAAGTTCTTGATTTATTATACTATACACCCATTCTAATGTCAAGAAATATGTTATTTAGATAAATAAATATTGAGTTGGACTGTGGAGTTGAAAGTTCCGGACTAATGATTCAATCAAACAATCCATAAAATTCTATAATGCGTTGCCATGCTAAAATAGAGCTCATAATAACAGACAAGTGGCCTTCGAAGTTATTACACAGCCAACTCCCCCTTTAACTATTTCACTTCCTTAAATTTAATCTCAAACGGTTTTTCATTATACTGTTTAGTGTGTAAATCATAACCCAAGTCTTGTTTGCTAAAGTTGTAATCATAAGCAACACATATGATATCGAATAACTTCTTAATATATCTCAACTGTTTCTTTGTGTAGTCCTCTGATGGATTACGCAATCTATTGCCCACTATACCTGATGCATAACTTAACACACTATTGTATGAGCCTGCATAAGTGCTTTTAGGCATCTCTTTGCTAGGCACAGTACACATGTTATATAGACTTTTGTCTAAGAACTGTTTTTGTGATACATCCATTACAAATCTGCTTAACCAATGGTGTATGTATGCAATATCTTCATCATGCATGTTCAAATGTTTCTTTTCGTTGTTTGCTTTTACTTCATACCATATGGTAAGCACATTGTTGTTAACAGTGGATTGAGGTATAATGTAGTAATTTGCTTTATGGCCTTTCATAAACAGGTGCCTCCCCACTTAACATCTTGTGAATTGCTTCTTCAATAGTGTAGCCGTCAAGTAACATTCTAATCAGTACCATTCTCCACTGTGGATACCATGGATGATCTTGATGTAACCAACCTTGTGGTTTCAATGCTTTCTTTTGTTTTTCCCAATCAATACAGCCAGGTATTTTTCTACCCAACATGTGTTGACCATATGCAGTAGTAAGGTATGCACTACCTCTGAGTCTTATGCGTTGATCTATAGCAGTAGGATGTGCTCCTATTTCTTTTGCTAGTTCTACAAGTGTTTTGTTATACATTATTTCACTGAGTGAAGGTTGTGGCTTACGCTGGTAAGGTGAACCAAAGTTACGCACTCTCATGTGTATAGCATCTGGGGTAACCATTTCTTGTTGTGCTAGTTCTTTGACATGTATGCCCCACTTGGCTTCAAATTGTGTTATCTTTTTACCTGTTACAGGATCAATTACTTTCTTTCCGTGTCCTTTAGTTGGCATCTGCTTGTCTCCTTGCTAGTTCAGTGTCTATAACTGTTTTCATAGCAATTAAATTAGCAGTATCACTGTTTACTATGATATCTTCTAATGATTTAGGTTGAGGTTGTTGAGGTTTGTTTTTCCAATCCTTTGTTCTAGGCGGATGGGTTGCCTTTTTTCTTACTTTTGCCATTTTATGCTCCAAATAATGCAATGCTTTATTGCTTTGCACATAAGTTATTTATGACTTTAAGTAAAAATACCGGTAAAATACGGTTCAAATAAGGTGTTTGGTTGGTTTGGTAACCTTGGTTTTATTTATCTACTTGATAATTCGCTTTCTACCCAACTTAAGGCTCTTGGACCGCCCCATAGGTAGTATGCTTGTATGGCTTTTGATGTTTCTAAGTCTAAGCCTTGATCTCTTGCGTTGTCATAGTTCTCTTTTGCTCTTAACAAGTAACTACGCATACGCCTTAGTGTAGCATATGATATGTTATCACCATTTGCTAGTTGATTTGCTCTTGCTAAACCAACTCTAGTGCCAGCACGCCTGCTAGGAGCAACATTTTCTCTTGCTTCTAACGCCTTTTTAGCGGCTTCTCTAACTGGTTTGGGTGCTACTGGCATATTATATATTTCCTTTGCTTACACACGCTTATATGCTGTCTAAGACACCAACATACTGGCTACTGTTGCTAGTAATGTACTTATTGTTAATAACACTAAAGCCCATATTTTTTTGTCTAGGCTCTCGATCGCAGTAGTAAAGAAGGCTCTGTTATCCTTAACTGCTTCTTTAAGGTCGTCTACTCTGTCTGACAAATGTCCGTGTTGTAGATCGTTGCTTTTTTCGAGTTGCTCAATCTTGTTACTGAGCTCTAGTGTTGTTGTTTTTGGCATTTTAGTTACTTTCGCTCTCTGTGGTTTCATTGTATCCAACTTGTTCCCTTAATTTTTCTAATTGTGCTTTGCGTTGCTGTATTATTACAGGAACAGGTGTTGCATCGCCCTCATCATCATCTGGTGTACTGTATAACCACTCAGAATCTGTGTATTTTTCTTCTCTGTTGAGTTCTTCTACTGTTGTTTCTAACCATTTAGGTGTTTTGTCCCTGCATACATAAACAAAACAATCTGTGAGAACTCCATCTCTACTCTTGCATGATTCAAATGCACTTGCAAAAGTGTTAAAGGTACTGCTGTTATAAGGTATAGTTATAATGCCGCCCATAATATAACTCCTATAACTCCAAGGGCATACTGATCGTATACTCTTGTAGTATGCTAGCCAATCAACCTCTTTTGGATGATCTGCTCTTTCTTTTGCCATATGCTTCGGCTTCTTTGCGAGTCTTAAACACTTTACCTGTTTTGCCCCACTTGTAACCACCGCTTTTTGCTTTCATTACTGGCATTACTTAACCTCTTTTACTTTTGTTACCTTTTTTCTTTTTCTTTTTGGTTTTCATGTACTTTGCCATGATTATACCTTTTTATGTGAAGAATGATCCATAGTAGTTACAGAACTGTATGCCATTCCGTCTACTAACTTGTTCATTCCTTTTGCTTCGTCTCTTCTGTCCTTAAGACTTTGAGTCATTTTGACACCTCTATGACGCATACCTAGACTTTCGTCCATTCTGTCGTTATAGCCTTGTCCTTTCCATTTCTTAGCCATCATTTTTCTCCTTTTGATTGCTGGCGCAACTGTTTTACTAGTCGTTGCCATCTATTACTGCTTGTTTAACTGTTTCTAAACCACAATCTGGGTTATCCATAGCAAATTGTATTGCGAATGTTATTTTATCGCCTGACAATGTTGCTATGTAATCTCTTATATCTTCTGGTAATATTTGTTCCATTATATCTCCTTACAAGTTAGCATGGTTAACTTTTTGCCATGAACTACCATTATAGAAACATAATGTTGCTTCTGTGGTGTTGTACACAGTATCACCTGATCCCATACCTGTCAATGCGTTTATTTCTGTAGTTGTTAAGTTCAGGAATCTG